TAACTGAGATTGTCTTGAATGCCTTGATTCCACCTGCTCCACCATTATCTACAGCAAAATCTGCCAGATGTGCTAGATTTATGTAAGCCCATTCACCTGCGCTATCATCCCAGATTAGTAATTGGTCAGCAGTATTTGCATTTCTCTGTGCAGGATTTGATGCGCTTCCATCTGAACCAGAACTCATCAGAGTAATGTTGGTGTTCACAGGGTCGTCAATGCTGAAAGCAGTACCACTCAGAACAAGACCGTTATTAGATGCGGCGGTGAACGTTGTGTCAGTAGATGCTATTGTAATCGAGCCATCACCATTGGTGATTGAAACATTCGTTCCTGCTGTTAAGTGTGCGTTCTTCCACTTCGCTGGTACTGAGGAAGTATCTCTAATGAATACCTGTCCAGCAGTAGGATTGTTCTGATTAACATCAGCCAATTCAGCAATCGTATCTACTGTATCTACTTGAGCATCTACATAGGTCTTGATGGCTTTAGCCGTAGCAAGAGAATCATCGTTAGCACTTACTGATGATAGGTCAGTATCTAATGCTAAAATATCAGATAGGTCAGTAGTCGCTATTGTGATATCAGCAGAACCATTGAATGACTGTCCTGCTATGCTTCTAGCCGTAGCGAGAGTAGTAGCAGTATCTGCATTTCCTGTAACATCTCCAGTAACATCCCCAGTCAAATCTCCTGTGAATGCACCCGCTACGAATGTTTCAGAACCAACAGTCCAGTTATCATTAGTTTCATTCCATGTCAGGGTTTTGTTAGAAGCAGTTCCCCTTTCCACTTCTATTCCAGCATTCTGTGAAGGAGTACCAGTCTCATCAGAATTGAGAACAATTATGTTGTCGCCTATGTTTACAGTGTTGGTATTAACAGTAGTTGTAGTACCATTAACAGTTAAGTTACCAGTTACTACTAATGCTCCCGATGTTGTCACAGTTACATCAGTTGCATCACCAATCGTAACATTGCTACTGATATCTGCAAGCCTTGTTCTTAAGTTGGATTCGTTTACATTTACATCGGTGTTAGTTACCTTAGCATCATTCAATGCAGTTCTAGTTTCTAGTTTCTGCATGGCCGCTAGAATAGTATCAGTTGCCGCTATCGCTCCACCAGTTCCAGTTCCTAGATTTGTGAGAACCTTTCCAGTTATGGCAGTAGCCGCAACTGCGGCTGTTAATTCGTCATCAGTAGCAAATAGTTGTGAACCATCTGCTTCGGTGTTAGTGTAGTTTCTCAGTAGTGGGTCAACTGTGAAAGTTAAGTCGTATGGGTCAGCATCAGTACCGTCACTTGTATCTGTCCAGTTTATTGTAAGAAGACTGGAAGGCACGAACTTGATTTCCTTGTCATTAGCAATCGTGAGTTCCGTGCCATCTCCGTCTTCTAATACGAATGACATTCCACCAACACCACCGGGGATGCTATCCACGTATGCCTTGACTGCTTTAGCCGAAGCGAGAGTATCGTGATTGTTACTAACAGTGGCTAGGTTCTGGTTTAATATGGCAAGGTCACTGCCACCACCATATCCAGTAAGGTCACCAATTCCTACCGCAGTTAAGTAAGTGTTAGTGTCTACTGTGTATGACCCTGCACCAGTCCTCTTCAAGAAACCATTAGATGTGAAGTCACCATCCATCAACGCTCCTGCCGCCGCTACATTGGTAGCGTCAGTTACATCAGCAGAAGCCTCGATACCAGACAGTTTGGTTCTCTCGGCAGAACTAATTACAGTCCCGCTACCTAAGTCACTTAATCCATCTATCTTACCAACAGTAACTTGATTGTTTCCTATGTGTGCAGTATCTATTGCTCCATTTGCAATGTGTTCCGAATCTATTGCATCATCTGCAATCTTAGCACTAGTTATTGCATCTGCGGCAATCTTAGCAGTTGTTACTCCTAGGTTCGCCAACATTCCTGTCTCTACTGCTAGGTTAGCAATTGTTAGAGTACCATCATTTGCAAGTGTAGCATCACCTGAAACTGCTACATTGTGATATTGACTATCACTACCACCTACCATTATGTGGGTATTAGTCGCGGCAATTGTATCGCTGATGAAATCAATCTTGGCTCCAGTTACATTATCATCTGCAATCTTAGCAGTTGTTACTGCACTACCTGCTAGTTTACCAGTAGTTATCGCATTGCTGTTTATCTTACCTGTAGTGACTGCGGCAGATGCAATCATACCAGTTGCTATAGTTCCTGTATCTCCTGTGGTGATTAGCGTACCAGTTACATCTGGCAAAGAGATTGTTCTATCTGCTGTTGGGTCAACTATTGATAGAGTGGTTTCATGTGCATCAGCAGTCGTGCCTTCAAATACAAATGCATTCTGTACGTTTACCTCTGTTTGGTTTACCGTAGTGGTAGTGCCGTCTACAAAGAGATTACCACGGACACGAACAGTAGTGTCATTGCCAGCATCACCAATATGGAGAGTATCGCTCTCATCAAGAAGTGCGAGAGATGCGACCACATTTGCTTTGTCGGTGACATCTGCTGATGCCTCGATTCCTGCCAGTTTATCAAACTGGTCGTCAGTCATCAATCCATGAGCATCAGTTGTAGCATCGGGCAATGTGGCCGTAATTGTCGAAGAGTCCCTTTGTGTTAGAGTAAGAAGACCTTGATTGAAAGATGCGGATAGTACATCATCCCCTCTTTCAGAGTTGGCGATGTTTATGGTTTGACCAGTTTGTGTAATTCCTATTCCCTCTCCTGCTTCTAAGAATACTTCATCATCTTGGCTACTAGCATCCCTCAGTACGATTTTTGCTTTGTTGGTAGAAGCAAGACCTGCTAGTAGGTTATACGCAGAAGGCGCGACCACTTGAGCATCTACATACGCTTTGGTTGCCTTCGCAGATGGAATGGTGTCATGCGAATTACTCACAGATGTAATATCGCTTTCCAGACCAGTTATATCGGTCAAGTCTGCTAGTGCAACAGAAGACAGTTTAGTGTTCAGTTGTGTTTGTATTGAAGATGTCACTCCATCTAGATAGCCTATTTCTGTTGCACTAACACCTGTGACTCCATCTAGAATATTTATCTCCGCCGCAGTAGCAGTTATACTCAAATCACTCAAGTCTTCTATCTTAGATGCAAGATTGCTTACTAGATTAGTAATCTTACTTTGTGCAATTCCACCCGCTAGATGCGTGTTAGTTATTCCACTAGCCTTGATAGCGACTGCACCAGATGGTACATCAAAGTTATTTGAGTCGAAAGATGCAACTCCCCTATTGCTTGTTGTAGCAACCTCTGCATCAATTGTTAGAGTACCAGAACCATCGTTGTATGTGGTTGTGATTCCTTCTCCATCCGTAATTAGTGCATTGACTCTATCATCAACTCTCTCATCTGTGTAGTATTTGTTGCTTCCTTCCGCTATGTCACCAGTATCTAGAGTGAGAGAACCACCTAGGTTCAGAGAATTACTGTTTATGGTTACTGCTGAATTTGCGAGTTTGTTGTTTGCAATGCTTCCAGCCAGTTGAGAATTTGCCACAGATATGTTGCTGACATTGCTCGACCAATCAGCACCGACAGTCGCCCCCGTAGCAATGCCATCTAACTTTGACTTTAGAGTGGCGGTAAATAACTTATTGTTGGTGGAACTGCTTTCTGATAACTTGTCAACTTGTATGTTAGCAGAAGATGCTATATCCGCATCAACTATCTTTGTTCCTACTGCTCTGTATGCAGAACTAATGTCGGGTATGTCACCCGCTACTAACTTATCAAAGACGTTCGCAAGATTAATTCTTCTTAGTGGATTTCCAGAAGTGACAGAACCATCATCGTACATTAAGAAGTCAGCAGTTCTATCCATGCCGTTTTCTTCGGTTAAACCACCACTAGCATCGTTGATGTTAATCTTTAAGGTTGAACCTGTTCTAGTTAGTCCATTCTCAATAGTGAGGCTAGGTTCTTTACCACTAAGAGCAGATGTCAATCCACTAATCTTGCTTTGAGCGATGGCCGCATCACTAGCAACCTTACCGTTCGTGATTGCTCCATTTGCTATCTTTGCCTCTGTGACATTGCTATCTGCTATCTTTGCAGTCACTACTGCATCATTGGCAATAGTAGTAGTGCCATCTGCATTAGAAGTAACATCGCCAGTATGGTTAGGATGCACATACTTATTGGCATCAGTTGCACCTGTGTAACCTAAGTCCGAGAGAGATAGATTTCTCTTTGATAGTGCAGTAACGTGACCTTGTGCATTTGTTGATATGTTTTCAACTACCTCGGTTCCAGATGTCGTTATATTTGCCACATCAGAAGTTGGGTGTATATACGCACTAGGAATCTCGGAAGATATAGGGATGTTATGATATGCACTTCCGTCATTGCTAAATTCCCACCTATCACTAGATTCGTTCCAACGCAACTTAACGTTAGTCGAGTTTCCACGTTCTACTTCTAGCCCCGCGTTCTCGCTTGGCGTACTTGCAGAATTGCTATTGAGAAGAACCATATTGTCTTGCAATGCAAGTGTTTCTGTGTTTATTGTAGTAGTTGTTCCATTTACTGTGAGATTTCCCCCTACAGTCATATGACCTGCAAATATGGCAGTATCATTGGATTGTGTCCCTATATTGAAATCACCACCCATGTCTGAGTTTAACCTAGCCTTTAGATTCGCTACGCTAACATCTGTATCTGTATTGGTATCAGTCTCATGAGTATCAATCATGCTCTTTATGTCAGCAGGAGAGAATCTTCTAACGGAAGTTGACGTACCTGCATTTCTCTCAGAGGATGATACTTGACTTACTTGTGCGTTGTATGCTGTTTCAATTTGACTATCGGTCTGGTCAGCAGTAGCACCTGCTTCAATGCCAAGCATCGTTCTCAAATTTGCAGGAGAGATTTCCTCTACTACTCCTGCTCCAGAACTATCCCGTCCTAGTATTCTATTCGTAGTAGATACATTCTGCATCTTTGCGTATGTGACTGCATCATCTGCTATGTTAGCAGTCGCTACACCACCACTTGGAACTAATCCGGCATTGCCTTGGGAGATTGCTGAAGTGTATGCTATCTGGTCTTCTGTTGCTATTGTTCCACTAGCAGGTAGGGTTATTGTTCCAGAACCTCCCTTTGTCAAGGTTCCATCTGCATTGATTCTAAGTGTCTCTGAACCACTATCTATCGCACTCATTCCTTTTGTGGTTTGGTCGTATCCTAGGAACTGAACCAATCTATTTACTGCATCGTGGTCTGAACCTGCGGGATACTTGATAATAGCAACTGGAATATCACCCGCAGTCAAAGAAGAAACAGATGCAGTTGAGATTGAACTTGCGCCTGTTCTAATCTGTATGACGTTAGATGCATCCACTACAACAGTGGCATACCAGTCATTTCCTGCACGTTCACCAACTCCGGGTGCAATGTCGTTTCTAGCAGAGACTGAAACTAGCAACCCGTTTCTAAGTATCTTACCAGAAGCCACATCATACTGCGTGTATGTCCCACCATCTTCTTGTGTTATATTGAACCCACTAAGAGCAACATTTCCACCAGTAGCAACGTTCAGGCTATTGATTATACCACTATGAATATTGTCCGAACCATCCACTATTCGTGTGTTGGGTGTAGCAGATAATGTGCTTAGAAAGCCCGGATTACTATTTACCATCAATCTACCTCCAATCTAATTGTGAATGTCACCGTGTCTGTAGTAGGCACTACTCCAGTATTCGTGAAGGTGACTCGGCTCAAGAGTTTATCGTTACCATCGAAAATTCCTAATTCTGAAACACCTTGAGTACCGATGTCTGTACCTGTAAAGGATGCAGTCCAAACTAGTTGCGTTCCTATCCTTGATGGTGTAGCAGACTTAGTGGCTACAAACGAGTCTAAATCTGTCTGAGAACCAGCAGTATCATCTCCACCATTGCCTATCTTTACCGTTGTAAAATTGCTTGCGATATATGTCGCCAATACTTCTTTTCCTTCATCTACTATCATTAGTAATCCTCCTGCTCATAGAATCTATCCTTGTATGACTTCTTTGTTACAATGCTGTGTTCAAACCCTACTTCCTCCGTAAATCCAACTATGTCATCAAAGCCCATGTTTGAGTTTCTAGACAGCGCGTTAGATGGCCCGGTTATGTTGTAGGAGAAACTGATATTCTTTAATTTGATTGCATCAAATAGGAATTTACCAGATGATTCCACTACTGCATCTCTACCTAGTAAAGTGGTACTATCATCTGCTTGTTGCATTGAGAGTTCGCTAAGTCGTTCTGCTATCGTCTTGTCAAACGTTCCTACCTTGAGTTTCAATGTTCCAGATAGAACATTCTCAATTTCAAATACTATGTAATCGTTAACAGGAATGTTATGGTTAGGGAAGTTCATTCTTAGAATATCTCCCGCTTCAAGCAATTCAAGACCTTCTTTCTGCAATTCAATATCTATCTTCCTTGCATCCCCATCATATATATTCATCAGTTCAACTGCCTTTGTCTCAGCATCTACCCTACTCTTTATCGTTGGGTCAACAACCTTTACGGTTCTAGTCTGCTTCTTGGTCGGTTTTTCCAATTCGTATTGCACCTTATCACCTACAACGACTATCTTGTTTGCCTTGTCAAACATTGATGTGTTTCCTCTGACGGAGATTAGCCTATTGGATTCCTTGTATGATAGTGCGTATCTTCGTAGGCTTCCAGTATCTTCTATGTTCCTTGTTATGAATTCACCATTCTTGATATTGTAATCCAGTCCTCTCTTTACTACCAAGGAGTTCAGCGCGTTGTACATGTTCGTATTATCGAACTTCAAGTTAGTTGCAAAGGTCTTCTTGTTCACAAGAACAAGTTCGTCATACTGAGCAGGTGAGAAGTATCTGTTCCTAAGTGCGATTGTCGAACCAGAAACTCCTGCTAGGGCAACTTCTCCAATCAAGTGTCCATCATAGGAGTATACTACATCCCCTACTGATATTCCCTCGATAGCAGAGGTACATGTGATTCCCTCTCTCTGGAGATTTTCATTGTCGCTGATACCAACTAGATAATTTGCTGTTAGAGTTATCTCATTGGCTGTAGTGCTACTGACAAATCCTAGGAATGTTCCAGAATCATCGAAGACAGAATCTCCCTCTGCAAAGATAGTAGTTGCATCAACACCATCTACTGCAATAGTAGGAGATGTACTATTATGTTGACCATTTACAATAACTCCGGTAGATAGCATGGTAGTTCCAGAATTCACGATATTACCTGTAGGGTTGGAGAAACTTCGACTCGGATTGTACTCTAACCCAGCAAGAGTTACGATGTTCTCCACTTCCTTCTCAAGTTGAGATGCGATTGCGTAGGTTGTTCCTATGCTACATTTCGTGATGTCCTTCAACTTTGGCTTTCTTCCTAGGGTGACTTCAAACACCTCTCCAAACGATACGACTCCATTAGCAGATAACTTACCATCGAATTCCAATGTCAAACCTGTCTTGGTCTGTTGATTCTCTCCATCATTTATCGAAACGGTCTTCCTAACTACGATGTTCTTTCTAACGGATTCCGTGCCATCTGTGATGTTCATATCCAATATGTCTCCGTCTGCTAAATCCGAGAACGGAGCGATGGCATCAGTACCTGTTCTTCTCTCTATGGTGCTATGTGCGTTGTCGATATCAAGAAGAAGGTACATGTAATTCACGCTTTCGGAGAATGTAGCGTTTGATTGCCTACTACCACCTGTTCTCCAATCTCTTCCCTTTCCGTCATTTAGAAGCACATTGAATCTTACCTCATTTTCATGCTCATCAAATGTGACTTCAGAAGGTCGCATCAATCTGTATCTTGCACCATTGCTTGAAGAGAAATCAGAATCTAGAGTTATCCTTTGTGTTTCTGTAGCAGTTGTACTAGGTGCTACAGAGACTTCGTGATTAACTATCTTGTGTATCTTCTTAGGCATATCTGCATTAGGTGAGGTTCGTATGTTCAGATTGCCTTCTATATCATCAGTAAAGTCCTCAGAGACTAGGTAGTATCCTGTTAGGTTTGGCATGTAACTAAGCCAAGCATGTTCAGTATCTGAGTTAAGTACGAATGTGATTACCTTGTTATCGCTACTTGTAGGTACTGTGATTCCACCACTATTGTTTACTATGTTGAACGTTGGTTTTACTAGCATCTGTGCTGATATCACGCCACCCGCAGTTTCATAATGCGAAGCAGACGTAGATGGTGTTGCTACTTGATGAGAAAAATGTGGAGAATAATACTTGAAATTACTTCTAGTTCCACTTGCCCGTAAGAACAACTTATCTGAAAGGATGCAATCAGCACCCTTCGTTCCTACCATAGCAAGACTGTACTCTGTTTCATGAACATCAGTTCCAACGGGATAGTCATTGTTCAAATCCGGTACTCCTGTGAGTGTGTCACTATCACTCTTTCCTGTCCATGAAAATGCTTGGAAGGAGTCTCCAATGAAACCATATCCATTGGCCGCAAATGAAACTCCGTAGTTTGTATCATAGCCACCTTCATTGAGCATCATGGTAGTATCGCCATCATCATATGCTAGGTGCAGAGTATCGACATTCTTTGCATACCTTTGTATCATTAGGTTCCTAGTTACTTGGTCGTAGTCTGAGGTGTTGTTAGTGATGAAAGTGTCATACACAGAATCCGCAGTTAATGACAACACCGTACTCATCACGATGTCATCATTGCCTATGACTCCAGTACCAAAGTTCTCCGCCATGACAGTCGAGCCTTGCTTGAAGCCTCTGAATACACCAATGCATCCTTCATAGATGTGTGCTAGGGAAGCACTATTGTTTGCCGTCTGCCCTACTCCGAACCTAAATCGAAGGTCACTATCCGTATCGCTAAGTTCTCTGTGGTACAACCCGGCAATCACTCTAGAGATGTGCTTATGTGTTCCAGTAGAGAAGTGCGTATGGGCGGAGAGTCTCCTATCTTTCTTGTTTGGTTCTCGTATGAAGTCATAATTTGGACTACCAGACCAAGTTCCAGCATATTCCTCTGAGACAATTGGTAAGATTATGTCGTGTCCTTGAAACCTTGTAGAAAAGCCTGTAGAACTCTTTAGTGTCTTAGCCCATTTGAAATTACTACTGTCTACTGTTGGCGTACATAGCCAAACGTGACTAAAACGAATATTGTGTGCGTTACTTCTTCGTTGGAACTTAAGTTGTGTTCGCCCAGTATGCGAAGTGAGATTGTCGATGTTGAAGTCCGTAGTTCCGAAAAGCCGGAAGGGTTGCACACCGAAGTAACTCAGAAGGCCGCTTGCATGTGTTCCACCATCATATCTCAATAGGCCAGTTGCGCTACCTGCGCCTAATATATCATTAATCGAATTTATTACCCATCGAGTAGATGACATTGTATTGTCTTGATTCAATGCAACAAAGCCATTGATACCTGACGCTTCCGCTACGTTTCCGTATGCACTAGCAGGGAATGCGCCTATCTTGCTTTTCTGGTAGAACACCCTACCATCTGATGCACCTACAGTTGAGGAAGTATAAGCACCTTCATTGTCCCATGATATGCTATTGCTAGAAGTTTCGGCTATTGGTGTGCAGAACTGAACATAGTCAAACGTCTTCACAGTTGGTATGTCCTCTGCTTTGTCTGGTAAGGATTCATAGTCCACCGGATTGAAATGCCAGTCGAATGTAGCCTCTACTAGTTTCATGACTCCAAACCTTCTCATCTGATTGGTGGTTTGTGTTGATGTCTGAATGGATGATTCCTCAAACATGTTCTCTGTTTGGAGAGTCTGCTTCGTCTTACCAACATAGTGTTGGTGAGTTGTTTCTCCTGTGAGAGTTGGTTCTGATTCCAATAGAACTCCAAATTCATTGTAGTCTTTCGTATGGTATCCCAGATTGTTATGTCGCAATTTGGAATATGGAAATATATCACCCGTTGCTAGTAATTCATATGTTTCTGCTCTTGGGTCTATCTGCTCAAAGGAGTCATATTGTATGTCACTTTCCAAATTACTTGGTACATATCCAGACAATGAGACATTGGTTTCCTCTCGTATTGTTGGATAGGACTCTACTATTGGATAGTCATCTTGATTACCGAAGAAGTTAGCAACATATGTCCATCCCTTGATTGTGTTGCTACCAGATAGCGGTTTGCTGTCTCCTGTTGCAGTTGGAGTCATGAGACTGCCATCTGCCTTGACACCATATGCCACGGCGTAGCCAGTTACCATCTGTGGCTTAGAGCCAAACCGATAGATACTGTCATGATTCCTGTATATCGTTCCTCTGGCAAATCTCTGCAAATCCCAGTACCTCATGGTTTCCTTTGGCCCGAAGTAGCCAGTACCACTTGCAGTTGATTGTAATCTATGGATGAATCCACCTGTGTCTGCATTGTTGTTGACTAGATACAGATTGCAGTTTCCTCTTGTATCTGAGGAATTTATGTCCACCCTTCCTAGTAGTATGGGGAATATAGGAGATAGAGACAATCTGGTTTCAGATTCATCCTTCTCGTTTACCTTCACCACATCAAAGGTTTCCTTGCTTATTGAAGCGATATCTATCTTATCCAATGTCACTCCGTTTTCATTACCTGCATTGAATGCGAAGATAGCATCATTGGTAGAAATTGCCTTTGGTGATGATATGTCATATCCTAATGTTCCATCTTTTAGATAGGAACCAGTATTGGATGAGCCTCTTATTGCTGTATAAACGAAATTATTTCCATCTAATGTTAGAGATAGCCCAGAGTTGAAATCAATTGCTTTCTCACTTATCGAGGTAAAAGACGCAGTACCAGTATTGTGTTGCTCATTACTTCCTAGTGCCTTAGTGCCTGTAACATAATTCACCCATGTAGGACTGTATGGATGATAATACTTCAATGATGATGTCGTAGTTGGTGTGGAGAATGCTCCATCATACAAGGTTATGGTTCCAGATGAGTATTGTTTTACCTCCCCAATTAACTCCCCTGCTTGATTAAGTATGAGTCCGTACTTCGCAGGAGTAGTAGAAGGAGTGCCAGAGAATGTCACAGAAGCACTACCTGTTGTCACGCTTAGACTGCTTATACCAGTAATCGCAGTTGCGTTTAGAATAGGTGGTAGCGAAGTATGGATAACATCTTCCATGAATGTAGTGTTCTTGCTTACTGTCTGTGATAGGAGTTTGGAAGTTTCATCTCTACCAATCACATTGTAGGTAGTTAGTCCATTCTCTGAGGCACTAGTAATATCCTCTATCACGCCAGTAAAGGCAACATCGCTAATTGAATAACTACTGTTGTAGTAATAGAACCTGCTCTTGTTCTCATTAGAACGTTGGTAGAAGACCCGACTATCATCCTGTATCTTCAGATACTTGTTATCCTTATCTCCATATTGTATTCTATTATCGTGCCTGTTATGCGTACCGATAACCAATCTGGCGTTGTATAACTTAGATTCATTCTCATCTATTGTAACATCTGACATTGATAATCTAGATGAATCTAGGTCAAATTCTGTATCTGGTTCTAATGTAGTATTCAATACGCCTGTGTATGGTGCTACTTTCATTTCCTTTGATGAGAAGTTTTCTGCTACGGAACTGCCTGTCCATGTGTTTGCCGCAATTGTTTTCTTGTTCTTGATTGTGAATGATTGCTCTCCATTAGATTGAGCGTTTACTACATTGACGACATAATAGTATCCATCTATCTCCACTATTGTATTTGCATTCGGGCCAGCACCCAATACGGCTCTTAGGTCTGTGTTCTTTTGTATGTCCGACAATACGATTGTGGATGTATTTGATGAATGTCTGGATGCCTTGCCGTGAAACTTCATAAATTGCATACTGCCATTGTATATGTTCCTCTCTAGAATCAAATCGGTTTCTTCCTTCATCTTGAGGTGTTGCAATCCGCTATTGTCCATTACTTTGAATTGAGCGAGTTGACTCATCTTATTCCTAGGTTGATTCAATAGTGCATGTGTAATTAATGGAATTTGATTATTCTTGTAGTTGGCTTTCTCAAAAGTCAGGTACTTACCCGGCCCAGTTAGGTCACCATCTAATTTGAGAGTAGAAGTAGTGTCTAAGTTTGCGGTGTGCCTGTGCATCTTAGGAAACGCATTTTCCCATTTGTAGAAATCACTAGAAGTGGAGTCATCAGATGTCTTATTCGCATCTACTAGAGTTGCCTCTAGTCTGTCTTTTCCTAGACTGTGTATTGTATTGTTGAACTTTCCTTCGGTTCTGAATATTACGTTCTGTATCGTCTTACCAATCTTTACATCGAACTGTGAGTTGTTCTGGTTTATCAACACTCTCGCATAATCTAATTTTAATCTTAGATTGTTAGTGTCATCCAAGGTCTTAATGTTTCCAAGGTAAACTCCGCTATTGTCGAAGATTGACATACCCGGCAAGAGTTTCTGTCTGTTTGTCACATCTGTTACTGTGAACTTTATGGAGTCACTACCTATAGCGTACTGGGCATGTGTTGTTACTGCACTCATTGATACAGTCGTGAAAGCACTCCAATAACGCAGATGAGTTAGATTGTATTTCGTCATGTAATCTAGTTGGTCTTTCTCATCTAATCTATCATTGTAGAAGTACCAAGTCGGTCTACTAGCATGTGATACTCTATCGTGTTTGCTCGTATTGCTTAGAGCATCGCCTCTCAAACCATAACTCACAGCAACTATGTCAGTCGCTGTCTTTGCTGGCCCTTTGTAAATCTCAAACTTCGTATTGATTCCTACTTCTGTAGGATATGCAGGAGAGAATTCTATCCCATCTCCAAACTCATCAAAGGATATTATTCTAGTTACCTTCGCAAAGTGTGGTCTGATAGCATCTGTACCCATAACTACTGTATCTGGATTTAACAAGATAAAATAATCATAGTTCTCTATGTCTAATCCGACTTCCTCTGTAGCAGGATAGTCACTAGTGGAATATACGAACTTTCTATTTGTCTCGGAATTAGTCAGTTGTGAATCGTATACCTTCACTTTGAATGAATGAGTCTCATCTCTGTTTAGAGCATGGTCAGTCAAGGTGGCATTGCTAGGATATATCCTGTTTCCAATCCTACTTGTGGAGTCATTGCTAACTGAACCACCGTGAGAGGTGTCTCTTATTTCCATGAAGTTAGCAGACGACTTCAAAGATGAACCGTTCTGAGAGTTCTCGTATTGTAGGTTGTTCTGCACTAATGTAGGATTTACTGATACGTTTAGATATGCTTCACTCTTCTTTGCGGCGTGTCCAGCATAGTCAAATGCATCATTGTCATCTGTGATGTCAGTATCCTTAACTCCCACGTTTAGTGGAAATATTGCCTTGCCCTTACTTACTCCACCCATTCAATCACCAAACGTATAGTAAAACAAGATATCAGAAAAACCGGGACTCAATGTATGTGAGTTAGTCGATGGGCGTTTTGACTTATGCATGGCAATTTCAAATAATTCACCAAAGAATTGCTCTGAATTACCTGAACCTCTACCTATTTGGCAATCACTCTTATCAAGATAGAATGGTGCTACGTTGTGTGCTTTCTGCTTTACTAGAGAGTTATTCAAATGTAATTCTAGGTTGTTTCTATTATACACTAGAGACACCTTGAATACTTGCTCAAGATACAATGCTTCCTTTCTCTGGTCTGTATAGATTGTAGAAGTTACAGTATATGCAGGAGCAGAAGTAAGAGTAATAGTATCTCCACTAACAGAGGCAACAGTTCCTAACTCCTGTATTGATGAATCATATATCTTGTTCCCCGGCCCTATTTCTGTTGCTTCTCCAGAACCTACACTAATTTCCGTATTGTTTCCTGCTGAGAAATTCACAGTAGCCAAGTCAGTTATGTTATCAGACATAGCCGCACTACCCATAGACGCTTGATTCAGTTTGACAGTTAGCACATTGTTTGCCCTTGTTGTAATCAATGTCCCATTATGACCATTTGCTCCATCTATGGCAGTTTCTAAATTGGCGGCAGTTGTATTATTGTTAGTCTCTGCTTTGAAGAAGGTGTATGTTCCATCGGTTGTTCCGGTGACCTCATGTGTAGAAGCCTTGTACTTCTTCAATGTACCAGATGCATCTGTAACGCTGATAAAATTGTCTGGCGTTCCACCACCACTAAAGTTAGTCTTACTTATGTTAGAAGGTAGGTCAGACAATGTTATGGCGGCGGTGTTTGCTCCAATAGTATTCTGTGTTAGATTAATTGTGGCACTACCTGCCGAATCTGTTAGTATGCTACCTGCATGACCATTGCTATGAGCAATTGCGGTTCTTAGATTATCAGCCGTTGCAGATGCGCTTCCTCCCTCTTGGAATGCTATACCTCCAGATACATCTCCAATAGAACCACCATTCAAACCACCAGTAGCAATTGCACCACCATTTGCTACAGGAACGTACTTCTTAGTGACAGGAGAACCCGCATTGTCTACTAGTTGTATGAATGGAGTGTCTGTAGCATTGGTTTCTGTGACTCCGCCTGTGAAGTTAGCACCGGATATCGTTGCCGCGCTATTCGCAATGTTTGCCTTTGCTATCGTTGCGTTATTACCTGCCGCACCAGTCAAATCATGAGTGAGGTTTACTGTTGCACCACTAGCAACAGCAGTTATCGTACTGCCGTGTCCGTTGTTGTGATTGATTGCATTTGCTAGAGCAGTAGCCGCACCATTGTTATTTGCGTTACTTGCGAAATTAAAGTAGACTACCGATACGGTACTATTGTCATCTAACGTTCTAGTTCCAGTAGAACCAGTGGTTTGTGTGGAGTCATGTGCAGGAAAGTAGTTCTTCGTATTGCCAGCACTATCTGTTAACGTGAAGTAGTTTATCGTATTGTCATTTGAGCCAGTAGTCTCTCCTAGGATTAACTCATTGACCCCACCAGTAAAAGGAATTATCTTTACTCCTGCTTGAGTTGAACCATCTGTCTCAGTATAGTTATTGCTTGCTATCAATGTACTACCCGCAGACAGTACCGCACCATCATTTCCCTTTCTGTTCGGTGCGCTACCTGTGATAGCAACCGTCAGCGTCACTTCTTCGGGTGTGTTAAATCCGAACGTAATCGCAGTACCATCTCTAGGATTGGAAGCAGAACCTGCAAAACCTGTGTTATCAGCGTTAACTGCATCAGCGAAGTTCTGTGCAGTTTCTTCTACAGTAGTTCCTATCAAGTATCCTTTAGCACCAGAAGGCCAAGTAAACCCCGCAGATGCAGTACCGCTTAGGTCAGCACCGTTAGTTATTCCCGATAGAGCAAACCACTTCCTAGTAGGATTACCGCTTTCATGAGTTACTAGAATGTGATTATTGGCATCTGTACCATCAGCATTTACTGGTTGATTGTAGAATTGTACTGTACCTTCTTCAGCAGTAGCACCAACTACATCTGTATTCAGATTGTTTCTCTGCACTATTGTAATGCTTCCAGTTGCTTTGACAGGTTTCGTGTAATTTGCTATATCTCCAGAAATAACAATTTGACCTGTGGATTTTGTGTTTCTCTCCAAGTCATCGTAGTCCTGTATGGTTATAGTACCAGACGGATTGCTACCAGTTGCGCTAGTAGTCACCCTTCGATGACTAGTAGTGATACCGTTGTAGTAACCAGTATTATCATAGTATCCGTATAGATTCTTACTTGCAGTAATTATCTTGTGACTCTCAATCTTCTCTGTGGTTCCTCCCTTCGTCAACTCAGCAACTAACTTGTACTCTGCGGGTTGGTTGTATGAACTACCCGTAAGTGAAGAAGTAGAAGTAACGTTTTGCAAATAGAATTTAAGGTTGGCATTGTGAAATATCATCATCTTCTGTTGTAGGTATGCCGAAGAACCAAGATAGTCCACGCTTTCATATGCTGTTCTATCAGCAACATCACTGGAATTGTCATTAGGATAAGGTGGGGTTTTCTGAGAATCAAGAACGCCGTGTCTCCCCGCAGTTCTAGAACCAATCCCATTGACATCGTAAGGGGTCAATATTGCCTCTAGTACAAACCCATTGGTAACTCCTACTTCCGCATCATCAGACCATATACTTCTATTCCGTAGAGAAGATACTGAAGTTAGGTCTTGTTTGAGGTTCTCGTCATTGCTTAGTGCTTGAGCGTTATTGGATGTCAAGGTAATCTGCGTAGCCGTGACAGAAGATACCTGCCCTACTGTATTCCCATCAGCATCATATACGTTATCTCCCTTTGAGAACTTGGTAGTAGCATCTACCGTATCCACGGCTATGTTAGTTGTAGAGGAATTTGTTACTGCACCATTTACTAGAACTCCTGTAGAGACTTTAGTTCCAGAAAGTGCAATCGGCGCATCATAATCAATGTTCAGATAACCGTTGCACAATATTGGAAATACCAATTTGTATGAGTCCTCGATGTATGCATTGACCATTTTCACCCATCCAAGAAGTTCTCCGATAGCACGAAGGCTTCTGTAAAGTCCATTGTAAAACCAACCGCAGGAAACGTAGACCCATCCATGGTCGTATTGAAGTTCTGAATAAACCCAGTTATGCCAACGCTAACTTCCTCTGCTCCAGTATAGGGAGTAAACCATTCGGAGTTTGCTCCAGTCCCTGCTTCTGCATCGTAATCATATCGAGTGAAACTGTTGTCGTATCCCCTAGTTTTCCAAGAGAAGGGCATCATCTTCAAATCTGAGACATCTGCATTCTCTGCCCCGGCATGATAGTCAAAGTTGAACCCTACTCTGGTTGGGCCTAGAACGATTAGTTTGTTCATGTTCTGGTCATCTTGGAATGTACTTGAATCCACATACGAATGTATGAGTTGGGCCATTTCATAGGAAGTCATCTTTACGGTCTTGGCCGCAGAACCATCTCTCTTCTTCACTATGGTCTGTCCTAGTAGTTGACCGGACATGTTTATTGTCTTCTGAGCCATACCCACATCGAAGGCTAGATTCAGAGACTCTCCCTGTATAGCACCAGAGAAGGGAACAGGTATCGCCATCACACTCTTTGATGTGGTTATGCCGAGGTTGTCTACGAATAGCGGTATTCTGTTCACCGCACCATCATTCATGCCTTCGTCATTTCTTCTTTGTAATTCTAAGAAGACCTTGAAATTATTGAAGTTCTCACCGGGCATCAGAATCTACCTACCGCGCTTGTCGTTCTGTTCATCTGTATTCCTATCTCCCTTGCTACCTTTGTGGCGATGTCTCGTATCTCTGCATCAGAAGCACCAACCCTGCCATTCACATGGACATTGATTGTGTGTCCTCCCATCATTCTCTTACTCTCCGTATTATTGTGTACTCTAGCACCTGCTGGAAGCGATACCAACTCTGGCCCTCTTTCTCCTACCAACGCTACTCCGCTTCTTGGTGTGACACCACCAGTTGCATATCCACCTAGCCAACTTGGGGCAATGCTTCGATAACCATGGACTATTGCCTTCCCTAGCCCTACTAGAGCCGCTAGGATTATTTTACCCAATCCAACCAATGCGCCTAGCAGTACATTCCAGAACCCACTCAAAACCTTCTTGAATCCTGTCCATACCTTACCAAAGTCTCCTTGGAATACACCTTGGAACATGGTGAATAAGCCACCAAGGACATCCTTCAATCCATTCCATATTTGGTCTAATTGCGGTTTTAGCCCACCTAATTGGTCTAATGTAGCCGTAAACTTGGGCCATACCTTTCTAACTATCATGATAAAGAATGTAATTAGCAATAACCCCATAGTTAGTTTTAGAAATATTGAAAGGCCCACATCCAAGAACCTACCAAGAGTAGTTAGTTTCTTTCTAAACCAGTCATTTACTTTCTCTGCTTTCTTTCTAAAACTACCTTGTAGAACTATTTCTTTAACCCATTTCATTTTCTTGAATGTGTTTCCTAGCATGTTTGCAGTAAATCCACCAATACCTGAATCTTTCATTTCTTGATTGATTGCTGTTAGTTTTCCATCCTTACCTCTTTCTGCTGATAATTCCTGTACCTTTCCATATTTTAGGAAGTCTCTCATTCCTGCTTTAGTAGTCATCCTACCTTCTAAACCTCTTTGCACTTGAGCATATTGTTTTTGAATTTGGGACTTAGCAATTTCTTCTGCATCACTCTCCGTGTATCCCTTCAGTTGCAGTCCTTTCTTCATCTGCTTGAAATAATCTGATTGACCTATCTCCTTGTACTCCTTCTTCAGTTTCATCATGGTCTTAGCCAAGTTCTGGTTGGCTTCCATCTGCTTCATCTGATTCTCTAGAGCCTTGTTATTAGCCTCGTTGAAAACGTTGATTGTCTGCCCTACAGCACGAATCCTATTCTGTAGTTTCCACAATCCAGAACCTGAAAGAATCCTAGATGCTATTGTCCATACTTTACTGCTATCTGAAATCTCACCGAACTTTACTACTAGGCTATCAGTCTCGGCGTTCAATTGTGAAATAGCATCAGACAATGCGGAAGTGGATGATGCAACATCAACCATTTTCTCTCATTCTCCTTGACTCTCTTTCTATCTCATCCGATTTGTATTTCTCTACTTCTCCGTGTATCAGTATCATCTCCATCATTAGGCTCAATGGAGTATGTTTCGCGTGGTGTGGGTCTATGCCGAATGTCTTGCAATATGTGTATAGAAGAAGAGAGAATGACACAGAAGCGTCACTCGCTCTTCCTTCTAATGCTTGACGTATCGCTAGACTTTTCCCGTATCAGCCTCCATCAAATCGGTGAATGGGTTAGGGAGAATATCCTTTAGTTGTTCTCCGATGAAGGGGCTTAACCTAAGAATCTCCGTAGTTGATAGAGATGGCTCGGTCTTGTCGATAAATTCTTCAGCCATGAATCTGTACATTTTATTCAAGTCTAGATTCATACTTTCCTCTGATAACTGCATAACAGAAGATAGGGCTTGTTCTACTTGTAGCCAAGTAGGTTCCTTTACCCAGACTTTCAGAATCTGGTCTGAATCCGGGCTTACTTTCAATTCATGGCATTCGCTTTCTGTTCTTGCGAACAGCATATTCTTGTCATTTACTATTTCACTCATTTTTTATTCCACCTATAACACAAACCAACAAACAAACAATGTTGGTGGAATTTGATTAATGTTGCTTACTCGCTCGTAGCAACACCTCCGATTGACAATACATGCCATCTTCCTTTGTATTGAACTGTACCTAGGCTTCTAGCAGATACTGCCAACTCTACTTCAACTGCACCTTTGTCATCGGGTAGGGGAACTGTTACGTTCTGTACCAAGTAATCATTGAGTTGCAACTTGAGAAGTTCTCCAGAATCCTTGACAAAGGAAACCTCGATTACTCCACCAGAATGCTCTGTCTCTTCTCTCAACTCATCCCATACCTTGGTGTCTGTGATTAATAGTGTGAATGATGCATCATAGGTTCTCTGTCCGGGTACGTGCATTGATGTCACTTCCCGACTGTAATTGCCTATGAATCTGTGAGGGGTTATGTTGTTGTTGATGGTAATGTTACCATTCTTTACTCTGGCAAAGGTCTGCCCGAATATCTTGATTGCTCCAGATGAGAACATGAAGGGTTGGTTCTCTGCATCTGTACCGAAGTTAAGCAACTCGCTTGCCTGTAGTTTCCCTCTGTTTGGTATGTGACCATCGAAGGTTCCACTTGCACTTGCACCGGGAACATCGAACGCTCTCCTAGTAACGAAGTCCACGGAAGCCTTGACTTCCTGCCCTTCCTCAAAGTTGATTGCAAGGGAGTTTACTTGATTTCCTGTGAAGACCCTTGCATACATGTTTGAGTTGTTAGTATTATCATCAACGACCTCTGTTGCAGTTCTACCTTCCTTGGCGTAGCACATCTCTATTGCGAATGATGGAAGGGCTGAACCGTTTGCCTCCGTGAATGTGTATTCGTACAACTTGGTTTCTGTTGTACCAGATAGGCTTGATGCTTGTGCTTCATGCAAATCTCCATCGAGAGAAGCACCACCTTGGTCATCAACTCCATGTCTATATTTTGGAGTGAGACTACTGTGTATTGGTGGATAGAAAGCACCCCCTATTCCTCTTACGATTCTTTCAGTAGCGGGGTCAACATACACCTTATCTCCCGATGCCCCTAAATCGGTGGTAGTTGCCATTGTATTGTCGATAGCATACTTACCTAATGCGTAGTATAGCCAAGAACCGTTGTTCAATGCGATGTCAAGAGAACCGCCGCTTACTGTCTCATTGCCCTTGAACTGAAATCCGAAGTTGCGTGTGCTTCCAGTTGCTAGATTCAATTGCTTCATTTCGACTTCTACCGAAGGTGGATTGAATGTATTGACTAGTCCTAGCCA